GTGAAAACCGTGTTATATTTCTTCATCTTTATAGATGGTCTTTAGCTTTTGCGACTGGCAATTATGGATTAGATCCGAACAAAACCTGTGGTAAACGCTATTGCGTCCCATTTGCTTTTGGATATTAGGAATTTCCATATTTTGTACGGTAATTGTTAGACAAACCTACCTATTTAGTGAAGTTTTATTTCTGGTGTTGATTAGGCTCTAAAACACTAGCTTTATTTCTCTACAAGCCTAACCCTTTTTAAAACATAAAAACTGCACTCAATGAAGTGTTATATTTTCTTTATATTTTTAGTTGTTGTATATATTGGTAAAACAAGAATTAAAAGCCACAATTTAAAAACTGCAACCTAGAGTTGTTATACGGCTCCTACAACCGGAGCTTTTATTTAATCGAAATTTGATTTTCGTAGTAACTTGAAAGCTTGGATATTTCGCACTATTAGTGCTTTATCTTTAGCCCTCAAACGATCCCTCCTTTGTACCTATGAATGATACAATTTTGTTGGGTAATTTACACGTATCCCGGAATTTTACTTAACCAACTTTTTTGTTGATAATCCCCCGTAATCGGACGGAATGGAATAGATCGACATCGTTTGACAAGTGGAGTGATGACTCTACTATGATTTGATCTATAAGATTAGATTTGTTTCCCTGGCAAGGAAACACGTTTTGTTAGTCCCCGTTATGGACTAACCGTACCTTGGTCCGGGTACGTTAAAAGAACAGGCTACTAAAAAACAGAGTACAATAGCGAAGAGTTCGATAATGCAATCAAACGATTCTCAGCGTACTTATGAAGAAGCAGATAGCGCTGCTTCATTTGAGACTCGAGTTACAACTCGTGATCTCATTCTTTCTCGCGTGAAGAAAGTACCTTACCCTCTGCCAATGGAGGATTTGGTGCCCTCTTTGCGCCATATTCCTGATGGTGAATACAGGAATGTGATGAAAGCTTACCTCGACTTTGGTTCATTAGTGCCTTGTCAAGAATATTGTTCTGCCGACAATTATCGGCTATTTTCTCAAATCAGAGAGTATCTCGATGCTACTGATCTGAGCAGAAAATTACAAATTTTCTTCTACAGATTTTTTGTATCCAATGTTTTGGCAGCAACAGAGCTTATGCCTGGTGATCATGGATTAAGAGCAGTGGATGCTCCTATTGAAGTGATTCTCCTGGATATTGCTCGGCATATACAACCTCTGTTGATCCGATCTCACGTTTTCCGAGAACTTGTCTTAGCTACTCCTCTTGTTGAAGTGGAAGTTATTGATCCTTATTCTGAGGATTATACTCTTCAATCTTTTCAACAGGACCATGTTATGGCATATCTTCGAGAGTCAATTACTGACATGGAAAATGGGTGGGTCTTGGACAAGCTTGAGTCGGTGTTGTTATTTCTTGATGATCTTTCAGTTAAGAAATTAACCTATCGACATGTTCTCACAAGTTCTTTGCGTTTCGCAAAAATGAACTTGAGTGGCTCCTTATTAGAAAGATTCATGAAGCTGAACCTTTTTGAACTTGTTAAAGGTGAGGAAGAGTCTGAAATTCTTTTGGATGATTTGACTCCCCAATCCATTGACACTTTGGAGTTTTTTACAATGCTTAGATCTAATTTTCTCCTCACAGAGGGAATTATTTCCTCGCCATTGTATAAAAAGATGAAAAAGTTGGTCTTTTTTGTTCTCTCTCATTCCATATTGGATAAATTTGGTGTAAATTTCGATACTTTTGGTTACACTGAGTTTGAAAAAATGGCTCTTGAGAAGAAATACAATTCTCGTACTGGTTTCATCCATACCATACTAGATTTCACTACTTTCATTTGCGAGAGAGGTATCTATGTTTACCGTACTGGTAATTTTGATGGTTTCTTGCATAATAAGATGACGTATCAGAAATGGTTTGATTCCAGTGAGTTATTGCAAAGACAATCTCAGTTGATGCATAATCCTGAGGCTCATGGCTTCACTGAATTTGAATTTCGTGCCAATTTGGCTCGAACTGTTGAAGAAGGTGAGGCAATTTTGCGACATTCAAAGGACTTTGACGCCGCAGAGTCTCGTTTTATACGAAAGAGTCTTTCCAATTTATATTTGATTGATTCCGAATTGACCACCAGACAAGCAGCAAGAGAGAGCAGAGATGCTCCCTTTTCGGTTCTTGTTTGTGGTGCCTCTGGTATTGGAAAATCATCTATTAAAGACATGCTTTGTAAGCATTTTGCTAAAACAGAAGGTCTTCCTTTGGAAGATCATTATGTGTATACGCGAAACCCTGCTGCTAAGTTTTGGGATGGCTTTTCAACTTCCATGCACACTGTTGTTCTTGATGATGTTGCATTTATGAACCCGAACAAGGCCGCCAATGGCGATCCCTCTGTTCTTGAATTCTTGCAGGTCGTCAACTCAGTTCCCTTTGTGCCTGATCAAGCATCACTCGATGAGAAGGGCCGTACGCCTTTGAAAGCAAGATTTTGCTTGGCTACGACTAACACTGAACATTTGAATGCTCATGTGTACTTTTCATGTCCTGCTGCTGCCCGAAGACGATTTCCTTATATTATTGTACCAACAGTAAAAAAGGAGTATCAACGTGATGACGGCAGTGGTATGCTGGATTCAACTAAGGTGCTTACCACTCCTGGTTACCAAGATAGTTGGAATTGGGTGGTGAAGAAGGTTTCACCTTCGGAAGCTGATCAGCATGGCGTTCAGGGTGCATCAACTGATGTGATTTTTTCTACTGATAATGTCAATCTCTTTCTTCAATGGTTTTCACAAACTATTAAAGCTTTTGATAAGGATAATGAAACCATACGTCGTAATTTACAGTCTATGGACAATATCGCCATATGTGGCCATTGTTTCTTAGACTCAAAATTATGCAAATGTGTTGTTTGTCCTGGGTGTAGCGAGTTTATGGATAAGTGCGAATGTGAGGTTCAATCCATTCATACATTTGAATTTGGTTTTCTCTCTGCATGGTTGACCCAATTTTGTTTGTTTCTCATGTGGCAGGATTTCTTTGAAATTTTGTACAATTACACTGGATTGAAGCATTTTCTTTACATGCATGCCCATTTACAGGCATACATTAATTTGAAAGCTGCAAAACAATGGAGTGCTTACAAATTGCATCAAATTCGTCGTATGGGCGCTCGTATTCACGATCGTTACACACCAGAATTTGTTGTGGGGACTTTAGTGGTGCTTTCAGCTATGTATGCGGCTTTCCGCATGTATAATGTTGTTACTCCACAGTCTGAACCCATTTCCACAAAGGATATAGGTTCAGCACCAAAATCTGAAGATTCTGAAGATGCCAATGTGTGGTATAATGAGGACATTCGT